AGTCCCAAAACTATGGTTACAAGTTCGGTCAAGAAGAAGAGACCTACAACATCGTTGCCGCTCACGGTTACTTCGGTCGTCTGATTTTCCAGTATGCATCTTTTAACAATTCTAGAAGTCTGCATTTCTTCCTCGCTGCGTGGCCAGTCGTGGGAATCTGGTTTACCGCCCTCGGCGTCAGCACCATGGCATTCAACCTCAACGGATTCAACTTCAATCAATCCATTATTGATGGTCAAGGTCGTGTTCTGAACACCTGGGCAGACGTACTCAACCGCGCTGGTCTGGGTATGGAAGTTATGCACGAGCGTAATGCTCACAACTTCCCCTTGGATCTTGCTGCTGCTGAGTCCACTCCTGTGGCACTCACCGCACCTAGCATCGGTTGATAAAACCTGCTATACTTACAGAGGGTCTACGGACCCTCTATTTTTTTACTCTTTAATGTTAAGTAATATTACTTATTCAAATGGTAGCATCAAATTTAACTCTACAACAGAGGGGATGGTTCGATGTCCTGGATGACTGGCTTAAACGCGACCGCTTTGTCTTTGTGGGCTGGTCTGGACTACTTCTTTTTCCCACTGCTTATCTTGCAATTGGTGGCTGGCTTACTGGTACAACTTTTGTTACGAGCTGGTACACTCACGGACTCGCGAGTAGTTATCTTGAGGGTGCTAATTTTCTTACAGCGGCTGTGTCAACGCCTGCTGATGCTATGGGTCATTCTCTTCTTCTACTTTGGGGTCCTGAGTCTCAGGGAGATTTCGTCCGCTGGGTCCAACTTGGGGGACTCTGGGCTTTTGTGGCGCTCCACGGAGCCTTCGCTCTTATCGGTTTTATGCTCAGGCAGTTTGAACTTGCTCGTCTAATCGGTATCCGACCCTACAATGCGATTGCTTTTTCTGGTCCTATTGCTGTATTCGTCTCTGTATTTCTCATCTACCCTCTCGGACAATCCTCTTGGTTCTTTGCGCCGAGTTTCGGTGTCGCGGCGATTTTCCGCTTCCTTCTCTTCCTCCAGGGCTTTCATAATTGGACGCTCAATCCCTTCCATATGATGGGAGTTGCTGGTATACTGGGTGGAGCACTTCTCTGTGCTATTCACGGTGCCACAGTAGAGAACACACTTTTTGAAGATGGTGAACAGGCAAATACATTCAAAGCGTTTGAACCAACGCAAGAAGAAGAAACCTATTCAATGGTTACGGCAAACCGCTTCTGGTCTCAGATCTTCGGTATTGCGTTTAGCAATAAGAGGTGGTTGCATTTCTTTATGCTGTTTGTTCCTGTTATGGGCCTTTGGACAAGTTCCATCGGTATTATTGGCCTTGCTCTCAACCTTCGCGCTTATGACTTTGTTTCACAAGAAATAAGAGCATCAGAGGATCCTGAGTTTGAGACTTTCTATACCAAGAACATTCTGTTGAACGAAGGACTTCGTGCCTGGATGGCACCAGTAGATCAACCTCATGAACAGTTTGTGTTCCCCGAAGAAGTTCTTCCTAGAGGTAACGCACTGTGAACGGTTGGCTTGTCTTTGTTTATTTCTCATGCTTTGCTGTCATCGCTGGTGCTGCCTTTGCGATGATGTGGGCGAACATTCAGAACATCAATACGATGATGAATGCTCCACCAAAACCACGTCATCCTGAGGCACCTAGTCCTGGTGATGAACTCATGTATGTCGATCTTTCTAGGGAAAAACTAGAAAGTCTTTACAAAGAGGACGAAGATTGATATAGTAGGGAGGGAAACCTCCCTTTTTCTCTAAATAAATTTCAAAATGACATTTACAGTTTATTCACGCGACGGTTGTCCCTATTGCACAAAGGTAGCACAAGTGTTACAGTTGGCAGAGCTTAAACATGTAGTCTACAAACTGAACAGGGATTTTACCAGGGAAGAGTTTTATGAGAAGTTTGGGAAAGGTTCTACCTTCCCTCAAGTTCTTAAAGACGATACCCATCTTGGAGGATGCACTGACACTGTTAAGTACCTTAGGGAAGAAAAACTAGTCTAATGGAACAAAATCTCATCGACATCTACGATCTTGTTGAACACGCAATCGATCATGCATTTGATGGAAACATGAACTTAAAGTTCTACGATTATTTGAAAGCGAGCAAGGTCAAGAAGTATGAGATCGATACATTTATTTCAAGTCCCACCACAAGTGAGATAGACAATCTTATTATTGATCTTGATGAATACATTGAAGGTGGGTCTGACAACATGCACAAACAGTTGCGCGAAGGTTATGGTCACATCCCTAAACCTCAAGCAAGAAAAATCAGAAACTATCTGAAAGGTTTCTTAGAAGATGCAGTGAGGTATAGTAATGACCGAAGACCTGGGCGACGGAAAAAGCAATCTAAATAAAGAAACTCCTGATATCAATCGGGGAGTGGAGTTATTGTTAAGAAATAGGAGGAGAATACCAGATCCACCCAAAACTTTTCAGATTAAGTTTGGTAATATGGTTTCTCTCTTCCGACGAGAGATTGTTTTTCACCTGAACTTTTATCTGGACATCAGGAAAAAGTAGAACTCTGGGAGTAGAGCAATGTTAGCAGTAACCCTGACAATCGGAACCTTGGTTTCCGTAATGTGTTTTTTCGTAGGAGGTGTGGTAGGATGGTTAGCAAAGGACCATGTATATCAAACACAACCCGTCTATACTCATCCAGAGATGTTTGACGAAAACGGTAACATCCTTCCTGACGAAATTTTAGCAGTAAGATTTGAAAACGATTATGACTACGACGAAGACGAAGACAACGACTAGAAAAAAAGCAGCACCTAAAACGACTGTGAAAGCAAAGACTCCAGAGAAACTGCCACCTAATCCTTTTGTCCATGAGATCCTTGAACTTGCTAATAAGCAGCGTTCAAAGGCAAAGAAGGTAGAAGTGCTTCAGGAGTACCGTAACGATGCTCTGACTGCGATTCTGATCTGGAACTTCGACTCCAGTGTTATCACGGTTCTGCCGCCCGGACAGGTGCCTTACAAGGAGAATGAAGTTCCTGTTGGAACTGATCACACATCTCTCCGTCGTGAGTGGAAGCACCTTTACAACTATGTCAAGGGTGGCAATGACTCTCTGACTGCACTGCGTCGTGAGACCATGTTCATTCAGTTGCTTGAAGGTCTGCACCCTGAAGAGGCAAAGATTATTTGCCTGGTCAAGGACAAGCAACTTCAGACCAAATACAAACTCACTCAAGATATTGTAGCTGAGGCATTCCCCGATGTTCGTTGGGGAGATCGTTCATGACATCATCAGTCAAAGAAGAACAAAAGATGGCAGAGTTCAAACAGGAAACTCCTGGTCTTTTGCCATCAAACTATGGTTGTGAGATTCTGATTGAAAATGGCACCTGGGCACAGGTGACAGAAAAAAACTTTCCTAATGATGCAAGGATCGTCACATACATTGTCGATGGCAAAAAATGTTATGATCTAACCAGGGGTCGTAAGATGTCATGTATTTTTGATATGTACTGGGACAAGTACAAACACGATCTTAAATCCATTGATTTTGGACATGGTAATATCAGTCCAAAACTTTGGGGCAATAAACCAAAGAAAGATAAAAAGAGAAAATGAACGATGATGATCTTAAGGATCAAATCAATGAGTTGATCCGTGATGAAATCCAAGATGTAATCAATGATTATGTTGATGCGAGGGACTCTGCTAAAGGGTCAGGACTTGGGTTTGTATCTAATGAAGAAAGTGATGAACTTAAAGTCAACATCTCCAATGATGAAGTCGATAAGTTGATTAAAGAATACAAGAAGATCAAAAAAAATCAGAAGTCTAACTTTTCTCAAATCAAAAAACTAGGTCTTGTTGACAAGTTTGGTAAACCACTCAGTTGACATACCTAGTAAATAGTATTATGATCACATCATGTATCGTTTAAATCATGTACAAACCATACTCACCTGAGTGGCACAGGTATAGATACCTGAAGGAAGCCATTGACAAATATCTGGATGACTACGTTGATAATGACGTGATTCGTAGTGACATCCTGAGTATTCTTGGTGACAGATCTGAAGCAGCTTACGCTGAATTTAATAAGACTTCAGAGTTAGAGTCAAAACTGCGAAAGAACTAAAATGCTTTCTACCCAATACAGACTACGATTAGAGTTTATTTGTAAATGTATTGCGAATGGTGAAGAGGTAAAACTCGAAGATATGATTTGGGCTGAAAAACTCAGCAAGGCAAATACTACTGCAAGAGAATGGTTGCGTAAAGCACGTCGCCAAGCTAAAGGCATTGAGGAAGGAAGCACTGATGATTTTCTCAATAGGATGGGATTAGGAGACCCCGACCCATCCAATCATAAGACGGGGTTTGATAGTGCTGATGAAATCGTTGATTGGTTCCAAAGAGATAAACCCGACGACTGGAGGCAACGTGACTGAAAAACAAGTTCCATGGTGGACACTGCATGAAGTTGCAGATGAATTAAATGCCACGTTGAGACACATTACTTGTGTAGATAGTAATGGCAGAAGGTATAAACGTGTTGTATTAGAATATGAAGAGGAGGAAGAGTAATGCAAGCATTGATTTATTCTAACGGCAGTCAAGAGTGTGAACGTGCCAAGATGCTGCTTGAGGCAGTGCATGAAGACACTAAAGAGTTCTTACTTGACACTGACTTTAGTGATAAACAGTTTCGTGCTGAGTTTGGTGATGATGCAGAGTATCCTCAGATTGCCCTGGGTCTTCATCACCGTGGCACACTGAAGGAGACCATCCAGTATATGTCCAATAAGGGCATGTTTTTGTAACACGTTATACCAAACTGCTTGACTAAATAAGGCATGATGGTCTATAATAGACCTGTCGTTCATCCCACTCTGTGGGACGCAAGTAGGTCGCGGAACGGAACGTTCATCCCCTAGGGGACGCAAACGACTGAAGGAACGGGGAATAAACCACCCTAGTATTTCAGGAGTAACTACCATGAACACCTTAACACTGATCAAAAACCAAATCGAGAAAGCAGCAGCTCTGCATGACGCACAAATCCACGTTACTAAGTATCGTGGTATTGACTGCAAAGTGCATGAGGCAGTTGAGGAAACTCACGGCACCTTCTGCTATCGTGGACGCACTTACGTCAAGTGATTGCGTAACCAACCGAATAGTGTTAGAATGGGAGGGTGACCTCCCATTTTTTTATGGAAAGAGACAGACTTAAACTTATAGTAAGGAATCTAAAACTGTTGGTTGATGCTCTTGAGTCAGAAGTATATTCTGATCCTGCTGCTTATGTTGACAAACGGGAGAACTTTGATGATCCCATTCCTTTCCCTGTATCAGATTACGACGAAGTATTTAATGACGATGACGGATACCCTGACTAAACTTATCAGTGTCACACCTGATGCTGAGAAACACATGGCTTACTGTGCCCGTGTGAGCAATCCAAACAACCAGGAAAACGAAAAGTTCTCTGGTCTGTTGAGGTACTGTGTAAAGCATCAGCACTGGAGTATCTTTGAGCAGGCATACATGACCCTAGAGATTAATACTA